GAAAATCCACATCACTTTGGTGCAACATCTTTTTTACTGCTTCGTTGTGCATGGCAATATAACTTAGGAAAACTCTAACTTCCATTTGAGAGTAATCAAAACTTACTAGATATGTGTTTTCTCTAGGTATAATTAGTCTACGTAGTGAGATTTGATTATTAGACTTTTCATCAAAAGACTCGTCTCCAATAAAAGCCCATGTCTTTATGACATCGTTACTCAACTCTACACTCTTGCCACCCTTAGCTGATATGACTGCATCTACTCTATTTTTTACAGTAGCCAAATCTTCGTCTGTTAATTCTACATCTGTCACCTTAAAGTGGTTTCGGGGTACATTTTGCAGGTTTGGGTTTCTAGAAGATAATCTACCTGTTACTGTTCCCCAATTACAAAAGTCGGTGTGTAAGTCCATGCCGTTTTCATTATCAAAGGGTTCTAAGTAAGTAGACCTAAGTTTTTCTAGTGTTCGCCACTGTCTAACTAACCCTGCAATAGGATGATTAATTTGTGCTAGAGCTGCTTCATTCCATGAGTCTTGCCCCTTAGCAGTTTTTTGTGGGGAGCTAATACCTAGACTTTTAAATACTGGACCCATTTGTTGTGTGCTTGCAATATTATATTCACCCTCAAACACATCTTTCGTAATATCATTTATGTTTTCTTCTATGTCTTGTTTTCTATTTGCTATAAGTTCTGTAGCTTTCTTAACATAACTCGTATCAACCTTCACACCTTTGTTCTCCATTTCAAATAAAACTCGTGTAAGTTCTATTTGTAACTTCCATATGCTTTCTTGTTCTGTTTCTTTTATCTTGTCTAAGCAATCAAGGTATACTTTCCTGGTATAAAATACATCTTTTTCACAATAAGGTCCCAGTACATCAATCGGTGCTTTACTAAAATCTTTTGTCCATCCACCACTACGTAATATCTTCTTGGTGTCCAAATCATATTGTGCATGCTCGATGCCATATCTTCTTTTGATTGTTTCGGTTAGTGCTAACATATTAATATTGCTATGTTCAGTCAATCGCACCATTGGTAGAACATCTATAATATCTTTATTAGAAATGTCTAAACCTTCTTTCTGTAAGAATCGGATGTCGAATTTAGCATTATAAGCTACTAGTGTTTCGGCTCTCGCTGAAAACATATCTATTAGCATTTTTATTTGTCCATCAGAAAGATTTACTAATCCAAAAGGCATATGCCTATATGGAAAATAAAAAGTGTCTGATGAATTTAATAATCCGACTCCGATTCCACAGAGTTGATTGTAGCCGTGTCCATCTAACCCATTTGTTTCAACGTCTACAAAGAAGAACGTGTCCTCATGCAAACGTTGTAATGTGTCATCAAATGTATCAGGTTGTACAATCATAAGAACCTTTACTCAAACAAGTTATCGGCAGATTGTTCTGCTTCGGTTCCTGCCTTTACACCCCAAGTGTCAATACAGTATTGAGTTATTGAAGGTAGGTTAGCAATTTCTGCTTGTTTATCAGCAGGTATTTCTAACTCCCTTGCAAGCGATGTAATGTGGTAGCTTGTATCTAAACCTGCCCCCATCCTTTTAATTCGGATAGGTGATTTGTTTAGACTACCTTCATCTTCATAGATTTCTTCTAACTGTCCGAAGACAATATCCCCTCGTCCAAAACCTAATTTGATGACCTTGAAGTCATTTACTACTTCTTTGAACATCTCTTTACCACTTTTGCCTTGCACAGGCTCCCAAGATTCCACTCTTCTTTCATTGTGGAATACCTCATCAACGTATGCCCAAAAAGCAAATTGTTGTTTTGGTGAAACACCTTCTGGAATGCCGTCAATGGTCAGTCCTTCAGGTAGTGCGAAGTCGTCTTTTTCTGCATCAAATACAGAATCAAGAACAGTTTTAAAAGTGTTACCGTCTCTATATTGGTAAACTTTAATGTAAGTCATTGCAGTATCATCAGTGTGACCTGTTGCTACTGATTTAATCAAGGCTTGGTCGCCATCTTTGAACCAAAGCTCTGATTGATTATTGTTGACAGTGGCTGGAGCGTTAACTTGCTTTCGCCTCTGTGAAATCATGGATATACCACCCATTTTTTCCTCCTTGAGCCTTTTAAAAAAAGCTTCTATTTGCTATTACTTCTTTGAGTAATGCTTGGTTGTTTATTTCTTGTACATCTTTGTACATGTTTGGCAACTCTATAACTGATGTAAGCACACTACTTGAAAGCATTGTTGTTGCTTTTTCAGCAGCTCGTTGCCCTGCTACATCATTGTCAAAACATAACACAATCTCTTCGATTTTTAAAGACCTTAGTAGATTGCATTGTTCTTTTGACATCGTTGCTCCTAATATTGCTACACTAGGTAGTCCGTGTTGCCACAACCACATAGTATCTAAAGCACCTTCAGTCACACATAAGACGTGTTTTTCAACGTTAACTAGCTTATGTGCTCCGAACAACACTTTAGATTTCTGAAACTTGTAGGAATACATATACTTAGGTATAGCTTTTTGCCTACGAGCAACCCACCCCACTAATTTGTTTTGCGTGTTATGAATAGGAATAATTAAGTCACCCCAATTATTAGTACCACACCCCCAAAACTTCAATATGCTTTCAGTAAACCCTCTATCATAAATCCATTTTGGAAATTTATTAGGTATAAAGTCAGGTATAAAAACATCTTCTATTTCTTCATCTACTTTAGTAATGTCGATATCATCAAAGATATCTAAACTCAAACTTGGTTTTGGTGTCAAAACTTCTGTTAGTTGTATATCATTATAATTTAAATGTTTCTTAAGAAATGTTTTTAATGACCCCTGCCCACAACCTGCAAAACAAATCCACACACCTTTATCAATGTTGATTGCACAGGACGCTACGTTATCCTCATGAAAAGGACACTTGATTGAAAATTCATCTATGCCTAAAGGCACATCAATTCCAACTTTTTCTAACGCCTCTATCCAATCAATCATTATTTACTTTCTTTAATTTTATTAATTACGTCCCAGTATTCTCTCATCAAAGCACTCTGTTCTTTTTTTGAAATCTTTCCATCCTCAACAGCTTTAACTGCTACATCAACCAATTGTATAACTTCAGGTAGAACATCCTTGTACTTTTTGAAAAGACCCCAGTACTTGAAAATCATTGTAATCAAAACTCTATCTCCTCACTTATAGACTCGTTTATTTCTTCAATATGCCCCTTATCAACATCCCATCGTAATAACGATGTATCAGAAGGTAATATACCATCCCGATACTTCTGATATTGTACCATGCGTTGTTCATCAGATTCTTCTACTTTAGCCATTGCTATGGCTACATCAGAAGCTCTAATTAGGGCATCCCCAAAAGCTACTTGGTCGACTCTAGGTGGCGTGAATATATCAGCCGCCTCTCTCGTAGCTTGCGTTGAGACAAATATTGGTTTATTGGTAGCTAGGC